TTCGTCTTGACAACGATGATGCCGGCACAGGTTGGAATACAAACAGCTTTGGTTATGCTTAGCGGGTTTACGTGTCCAACTTATATCTCCCATATTCTCTTATTTGGGTATGGACTGTGCAACTACTACGATATGTTGAATGTTGCGTGGGTCTATATACTGATGTATGTGGTGATGATGTTGCAATGGGTTGTAGCAAAGCACGACCAAGAGGAAGAAGGACCTCGCCAATTTGAGAGCTCGTTCTTGATGAAAATCATTTGCGGGACTATCGTTTGGTTAACATTGAGTTCATGGTGGTTAGGAGCAGCTATCCTTTTAATGACGTTGGGTGTTCGTTACATCTGGGTTATGATAAAAGGATACACTAAGTTAGCCCTGCCTGGAGCTCATATAGATTTAACAACTGGTAGAGTTGTAACAGGTCCCGTCGTAGATTGTTACCGTGGGATAACTGGCTTCTCTTGGCTGGATGGTAAGCTATCAAGTTGGTTGGGATTAGGTTATGCCGACCCAGTGGCGGAACAAGAGCTTGCGGTATCTGCAGCACTCATGAAGGAAATGCGGAGAATGCAAAAGGATAACGAGTATGAACTGGCAAATCAGCTTCGTAATGTCGAAGCGGCAGCTAGGAAAATGGAAATTGATGGAAAACATGAATTGGCTAAAACGATTCGAGAGGGTAATGAAGCCCTGAAAGTTAAAGCTTTGGAGGCACGTGATAAAATTCGCACTCAAGAACAGGAGTTATTGAGGGCTGCGCGTGACAAAGAGGCGGTACTCAAACAAACTGTGTACAAGGATTTCAATGACCTGAAGGCGCACCTACAGGATAGGTATAATTACAAACTTCGTGAAGAGTGGGCACTGTGGCAGATTAAGAATCCAGGTCGAACTGGCTTGGGATCACCACCTGGCTTACAACCACCGGGAGAGGATTTCACTTCTATGGCACCACCTAATTGGAGTGATTCATTGGTGGATACCATGTCTGGTGGTATAACCGAGCCTGGTCCATCAGTTCTACGAGATAAGGGTAAAGAGCGTGAACAAAAGGAGGAAGGACCAATGGATGGTTTTGATCAACAAGTTCAGCGATATTTTTATTTGTCTGACCAGGACAAGAAGAAGACTACTGTTGAGCCTCAAGAAAAGACCGTACAACTGACATTTCAGGATATATGCCGTGATGGTGTGTGTTCTAGGACTATAACAGAAGTTGTGGAAGTCTACTCAGAGAGGCAAATGGAGGAAAGTCCTAAGTTACAAAACCCCACGATGGATGCTGATATGCCAAAGGGCATTCTGTATTTGTTTGTGTCCTCTTCAGGAGATTTTGCTGGTACCGCTAGTATTATAGAGAATTTGATAACAACGATTGACCATTGTGTTGACCCTCATGTGATGAGGGGTGACACCATGTGTGCATCGCTAACTTTCGAAAAACCAGGCACTATTAAAACTTTGGTGGCCCTTAATGAAGTCTATCCTAGAGTTGGTCGTGTTCGATCATTCAGAATACCACATGAGTGGGCTGAGATGAAGTTACCACAATCTAAATGGTGTGATTATGACCTACCTGCTTCAGGGATGGTTTTGACTATTGGTATACCAGCAACAAGCCCCTTTAGTAAAATGGGGGCTATAGCATGTTCTATTGGTCCATACATCTTAGATACGTTTACTGGTGCGGCGCACTTTGTTAAACATTGGATGTGGACAACCTATGGCATGTCAGGTTCACCTGTGTATATCTCCGAGAATGGCGTTTTCGTACGCCGTGTTGTTGGGTTGCAGATGAGCGGTGGTAAGACTCACAATGAATTTTATTTGGTTAAACCGACTATGGTGGCTGAACTACGCGCACGTTCTAGTGTTCGTAAGGCAGTATCGGTGGCACCTATTCTGTTGGACCTGGAAGGTCCGCTGAATAAAGCGTTGGAGGATACCAATAAGAAGCTAAAAGAGCAACTTCAAGATCAAGAGGATCAAATTAAGATTCTACAATTGGAGGTGATTAAAGCATCGGATGTCATAAGAGCATACAATGATAAACTTATTGACATACAGGTACCAGAAGATAAGGGTAAGACAAAGCATGGTCGTGGGAGAGTTCATTTCTCCGCATCAGAAGCTAGAGCTTCCAAAAGTAGAGGTTTTTGGGGCTCCAAACTTGGCGAATGGGTCGATTATGGAGTTGCTGAGGATCGTTTTATGGAAATGTCAAATGCACCTCCATCTGAGAAATGGTCACCTGCTGATTATAAAGCTTTTGTCCAGTTCATGATGGATGAGTATGGCTATGGAGATGCTTCAGACGATAGTGAACGAACACCTTATCCTTCTGATTGGATGAATAAAGAGGATGAAGAGGATGACGAATACGACTCTAGAGCGCGTGTTGGTGGTGATGAGTACTATGCAACACGTCAGCATGAGTTGGGAGAGGTCCAGGCGTGGGAAGCTGCAACGAGTTTTTCTGCAAAATGTGGTCGTGCTTGCGCGGCTATAAAGGAGCAGAGGTATGAGCAGCCCATGCCACAACCTAGGCCTAAACCTGTTGTTAGTGACGCAGTCAAACAGCAGAAGGAGATGATTAGAGAATTAGTTCTCGAGGTTTTTCCAGAACTTGGTGCCCAGAAGAAGGGGGAAGCAGCTCCGTCGAAGAAGACCGAGCACCAGGAGATGGAGGAACCCAAGCCTATGCACCCTTTGGAGGAAACTCAAGAGGTCAAGTTCGCGAGGGAGCAAGCAGATTTCGAAGAAGTGCGGGATCACTATATGGCGCAAACAAAGCGCGCCGTGGACGCAATACCTTTAGAGGAAGCTCTCAATCTGATCGAGGGAATGTTCCCGAAGAGGAGGGAGCGAGTACCACCTCCAGTACCGGCGGAAAAGAAGGAGAAGCAAACTCCTCCGCCACCGAGGGAGAGAATACCACCACCACCACCAAAACCGACATCAGAAAGTCAGGATTTGTGGCACAAATACATGAAGGTAGTAAATGCTCGCCGTCGTCTAGCAATGGATGGAGGCGAGAAGTTACCACACGATTATCCAGAGACGGATATGGATTGTGTCGAATGGGAAGTGGTGCGTGCCAAGATGCCGAAGGGGGAGAAAATTCCTCGGGAGCAGAAGCCGGAAACGGTAAAAGCACCAGCACGCAAGGGCAAGGAGAAGATGACCGCTGCGGAGTTCAGAGAGAAGAACCCTCTGACACCGGAACAGAAGGCGGCCAGGATGCCGTCCCAACAATACAACAAATTGTCGAAGGAAGCACGCGCATCCTTCTTGGCATTGAGTATACCAGCGCGGGCCGAGTTCATCAAAAAGATGAACATACGTTTGGGTACATCCAGCGTGCGTGGTGGGAGTATCATGGTAGACGATCTCCTGGACCAGGTCTTTCCGTCGCAGGACGGCGAGGACCTGTCTTAATAGCTGAACAATACCTGCACATCAGGGGCACCCCCACCGTCCCTGCAATGTGCATTCCTAATGATAGGCTCACAGCGATCTATTCTGTGGGTTTTAGGGATAAGGTAGCAACACTTAGTGGTGGGGGACAGAGAGTAAGGCCTAATTTGGAGTTCATGCAAATGTTTCCAAAGGAGGATTACTATGATTATGGATGGATCTTTCCAGTTCTTGATGAGGTCCATTTAGCAACTAGGCGGTTCGATGTGGAGGTTAAAGAACCGACACTCGACCCCGAAGTCGCACGACTAACTTTTGGTTTGTTGTGTGAGATGTTTCAGAGTATAATTGGTAAGTGTAAAGTACTCCCAGAAGATGGAGTCCGCACCAATCTGAAATCTTCGGCAGGTCCGAACTATGAGTTTGGACAACGTAAGAAGAAACAAGTCTTTGAGGAGTATGGAGAAGAATTCTACTTCACTTGGGACTACGCCCATATATACTACTTTCCGATGTATTGGAAAATGTCTGGTAAGGAAGAAATGGTCAAAAGTAAAAAATTGCCAAAAATGGTTGATGGGGTATTCCAACCAGGCGACTGCAGAACATTTATGTTTCCTGACGCACCACATGGTTGGTGCGGTCAAAGAATGACCCAGCATACCAATGACATGATTGATGGTTTGAGGACAACTTGGAGCGCAATAGGCTTTGATAGGACCCATGGTGGGTTTACTAGATTAGCACAAGAGATGGAGAAATGGTACAGGAAGTTTACCTGCGACACTTTGAAGTGGGACGCAAGATTCGGTAAAACTTTATTCCTGTTTTGCATTTTGTTCCGATGGGTCTGTCTAGACCCTATCTATCACACGCAGGATAACTGGCTTAGATTAGTCTATCAGTATGAGAATAAGGTGGAGTCTTTGATATTCACCCCTGCAGGGCAGTTGCTTTGGTTTCAGCATGGTAATAAGAGTGGTCAAGATGCCACCTCAAATGATAATACCACTGGACATATAGTAATATGCCTAACACAATCTGTAATCACCCTACTGGATATGGGTGACCCAGTTACATTGGCAAATGTTAGGAAGCTGTGGGATTTCAATCTTTACGGCGACGACAATTTGGGCGGAGTCTCAAAGCGCATGTATCAATGGAGTAAGCAAAATTACGGAACATTCCAGGGAATGATGGACAATATGTATAAACGTTTTAGCATGGTCCTGAAACCTGAGGAAACAGTAGTTCAGAAAACAATTACTGGTTTAACTTTTATAGGAGGAATCTTTAAGGCCACCCAATATGGATGGGCCCATACCTTCAGAATGAACAGAGTTATGTCGGCAATGGGCGTAGATAAATCAGCAATGAACTACGAACAGTTGTGGAATAAGTGGACTGCGTTGCTATGCCTAAGTGCATTTGAACCGGAACGACACAAAATTCGTGCGTGGATGCAAAAACAGTATGAGGAGAAAACCGAAGCTGTGGGAGCAAGAGATCTCCCCGACATGTACATTCCGACAGATAGAGATCTTTGGGCATTCTGGTTTGGGTGGGAGACCGTCTCAGCCATAAAACTCGATCAGAACGGGCTGATGGAGGCCGTGGGTGCGGCACCCGATAAAAAGATCCTCAGAGAAGAGGAAATGACCTTAGTTGATAAGATACTGGCACCAACCCGTTATGGCGCATATGGCGGTAAGGGCTGGACAGGTGGTATGTGGGGTGGCAATCATCATAATGGTGGTTTTGACCGTAACCCCGTGGATCATACCGACAATAACTACAAAAACCACGATTCAGACATTGAAAGAGACGGCGGCCGTACGACTCGCGCTGACCGAGACTTGGTTAAAGGTCTACGAGAATCACCAGAGGGACCTGGAACAGCTCATAGGAACGCTGCGGGACTCTATTTCCTTGCAAAGGATGCTTTACGAAGTGTTACAGGAACACACGACCCAGAGTACTCAATCAAAAGGAGAGCAACTAGAACAGAGCTCGCCAGTGACATGGGAAGTGCTTTGAAGCCACAAAAACATACAGGCAATGCCCTAGCGAAAGCGAATGGGCATAACAAATCCCAGTATGTGAAGATGGGAAATCCACCAAAGTTGCCTAGTCGAGGTACGAAAGAGTATATTGGCAAACACGTGTCAATCTTGGAGAAAAGAGAAAAGAACCGGAAAAAACGGATGGCTAAGAAGGCTAACGCGAGAAAACCGAAGTATCCCACTGGTAGTGGGAAACGACTCACAAAAAGGTTGTCAAATGTTACTATAGGTAATGCAATGCCTATCCAGGATATGATGTATCCGGGTGACCTTTGGAGATCAATTAAGAATGGTCCGGCGCATTCTAGTGGCAGGTATAAAGGAAGTGACACATTGATTTTCTCAGGAACTGATTTGGTAACGGTTTTGCCGTCCTCAAGTTCCGCCCAAAATTTTGTTACTGGTCAAGTAGTGGCCACTATCACTATAAACCCAACGAGGTTCCCTAGTTCACGTTTGCAACAAATTTCAGATATGTGGTCGTGCTACAAGTTTCTCGACCTACAATTTCATATGAAGGGTGCCGCGCAAGGTGGAACAAACTTGGGTGGTATTTTGCTGGCCTTCTTTGATGTTGATTCATCAGACAGTCTTCTAGGTATAGATCCAGCTAATGCATACAAGGCGTGTGCCCATTCTGGAAAACAGGAGTGGAATACATATGCGAGTAAATTGATAAAAATGCCTGTGTTCAGAAAGGATCCATATTTTATGCAACCTGGACAACATGATCCGTTGTTCGTTAATCAGGCAGTGTTCTATTTGATTGCCGAAACCGGGTTTCAAATACCTGCTGGTTCAAGCTTAGGTTCGATAGATATGGCGTATAGAGTTGAATTTTACGTACCAGAGCTCACCACCAGTGCGGCTGGTATGGGTGTGGCTGGTTATGATGGCTTCAAAGTTCTGAACACTACCAGTTATAGCAACAATTTGTTAGGAAGTTCAACTTTGAATGTAGTAACTGAACCTGGAAATGTTGGTGATGTTAACGTGGCATACAATCCACCGCAGTTTGCTTGGCCAATTCCCTCACAAGTTACCCGCGTATGGCTTGCAACTATCTCCTGTGTGGCAGGAACGAGTATAACAACGGCTCCCACCTGGACCACAAGCGGTACTGGTACTTTCACATATAATCCTATAGGTTCGTTGAACTCTGGAGCTTTCTGTGTGGGAGTTTATTATATAACACCCTTGACACCATTAACTCCAACCAGTGGTGGTGTATGCTTCCCTTCTGCGACCTATTCTGGAACCATTAGTACGACTTGTTGGTTCACCGAAATTGATGCCGAATCCTCCCTGTTGAGTGCTGTGAAGAAACATCGGAATGCAATAAATGCGCTGATGGGATTGCCAAAAGGATTGAGGCTTGATCAGTTGAATCTGGAAAAAGCTGATGAGATTTTGCAGGAGCATATCAAACAGGCAAACATTGAATTCGCAGCAGCAAGGGCGAAAGAAAAGGAAGAAGCCTTTGAGGTGGCATTCTTGGCGGCGGCAGAAGAGCGTCGTTTCCACAAAAAGATGGTGGCCAAGTTACAAAAACAAGCGGTTGAGATAGAACGCGGAATATTACCTGAGGAGTCGAAAGAGTCAAAACAAGTTAAGGCAAGACTGCTCAGGATAGATAGGGAGAATTTCGCCCTTGAGCGTGAAATGAGGTCTCGAAAACGTGAGTTGAAAATAAAAGTATTAATGGCACAAGGAAAGGAAAAATGTGCCGATGATCCAGATGCTTGTTATAAGGATGCAGCAAGTAGATATTTACTTGCTCGCAATCGTCAAAAAGCAACGGGAGCACCCATTACCATGGATGACGTCATGGGGATGAAAGAGTGTGTTGCCCGTGACGCCCACAGAGAAGACTGTGGTGATTTCGATTATGACTATGATAGAGATCATGCTAATTACTACGTTGGACATGATGCGCAGCAGCAAAATGTTCTCAAGAACGTGAGGATCGCTGATACAGAAGAAGATCCAGAACAAAACGCTGGTTATTATCTAAGCTCTGATGATGATAGCGACGACGTCTCCCAAGTGGAGGCGCACCTCATTAGACTTGCTAAACGTAAGTCCCTTGAGAGTAATAAGACGCATAGTAGCGCCGGCAAACAGCCGTGTCCAGAAGGGTCCAAATGTGGTCCAGACTAATGGGTGTGGG